GCAAGTTCTAAGTTTGGTAACACACTTTTACTTACTAGTGCAAAGGCAACACAAGAAGTAACTGATTTAATTGTAGGTAGGTCTTATACTATACTAACTCAGATAAGTGGTGCTACTCTTACTTTAGATGTGGGTACTAGTTCAGGTGGCACACAGACTAAATCATCCACCCTTACCATAGCAAGTGGCAACGAAGTCTTAATATCCCAAACAGTTTTTACAGCAACAGCAACAACTCACTATGTTACTTTTACAGAATCAGCAGGTTCTGCAGCTTATGTTAAGTTAGTGCAACTTATGGAAGACGTAACTGCTATACCTCTTAAGTACATATCTTACGAAGAGTACAACGAGAAGTACAGAGAACGAGATGCTAGACCTACTACAGATAAGTTTGCTGATCCAGAATACGTATACACAACATACAACAACGAATTAGGCTTGACTCCTATACCTGACACAAGCAATAGAACATTAAAGTTTGATTACTACGTAACAAACACTGATCTAACAGCTCACGGTGACACAGGCATAATCCCGACAAGGTTTGAACCAATAGTCAATGCTCGTGCAAAGTACTACACCTACATGTTTAGGTCAGATGTACAAACAGCACAATACGCCCTCAAAGAATACGAAGATGGTATTAAACGGATGAGGGTTGAACTGATAAACAGAAAGAATTACATGAGGGCAGTATAAGTGGCTGACTTAAGTGAAACCGCTGCATTTCCTTTTATCTGTGAAGGTGGCTTAGTTGCTAACCGTTCCACATTTATTATGCAACCCGGACAGGCTATACAGCTTGAAAACTTTGAGCCTGATATAGAAGGTGGCTATAGAAGAATAAGTGGCTACCGAAAACATATAGAACAGGTAGTACCCCACACTAGTTCAACTGACGAATCTGTCCTTATGGTCACTGCTTTTGCTAATAAAATTTTAGTGGCTAGAGGTGAAAAAATATTTAGTTCTGCTTCTACAAATTTAGGAAGAGGTCCTCTTAATGCAATAGCTCAAGGAACTGCAATGACAGGTTCAGGAACTATAACTGTAGATTCTACTGCAGGATTTAGTTCAAGTGGTACTCTACAAATTGACAATGAACAGTTTACCTACACAGGAATTACAGCTACCACATTTACAGGTGTAACAAGAGCGGCAAATAGCACAACTGCAGCAGCTCATTCTGCAACATCGGACACAGCACGAAACGTAGTATCAGAAAGTTGGACTGAAAGAGATACAGGTAGAACTAATGCAGGCAAGTATTCTTTTGAACGATTTAACTTTGATGGCAATGATAAGATAGTTGTTGTAGATGGTACAAATGCACCTACAGTTTTTAATACTTCTATTGCAGCCACAGACGTAAGTGAAAGTTCTGTAGCAGGTGCAAGTATAGCTGTTTCTTTTAGAGAACATATGTTTTATGCAGGCATGTCAAGCACTCCACAAGAAGTTGTATTTAGTCAACCATTTGATGAAGATGCTTTTAGTTCTGGCTCAGGTGCAGGTAGCTTTAAGGTTGATGATACAATTGTAGGACTTAAAGTTTTCCGTGATGGTTTATTTGTATTTTGTGAAAACAGAATATTTAAACTAACAGGAAACTCTAGTTCTGATTTTGCAGTGTCGTCTGTAACGAGAGACATTGGTTGCATTAATGGTAAGACTATTCAAGAATTTGCAGGTGATTTAATATTCTTAGGTCCTGATGGTTTGCGTACAGTTGCAGGTACAGCAAAAATTGGTGACGTTGAATTAGGTACTATAAGTTCTAACGTGCAGTCTGTATTCGAGGACAATATAACTGATGCGTCTGTGTTTGAGTCAATTGTTATACCTAACAAAACTCAGTACCGTTTATTTTTTAGTAAGCTAGGTGCATTAGAAAGTAGAACAGAAGGTTTGATATGTGTTTTAAAAGGGCAACAAAGTGGTCAAAAAGGTTACGAGTTTGCTAGATTAAAAGGAATTAAACCTGCTTGTACAGACACATTTATATCTACAGGTGATGTTCTTGTTTTACATGGGGGATTTGATGGGTACATATATAGGCAAGAAGAAGGATCAACATTTGACGGAGTTGCGATAAATGGAAAGTATCGTAGTCCTGATTTAACAATGAATGATCCGGGAATACGTAAGCATATGCAAAGGGTAATTGTAAACTATAAACCTGAGTCAGTTATTGATGCAGACCTTTTTGTTAGGTATGATTATGAAGCAGCCAATTCAGCACGACCATCAGCCTATCCTTTAGATTCAGAAGATATAGCAGGTATATATGGTGTATCAACTTACGGAACAGTTACATACGGAGGTCCTTCACAACCTTTAGTAAGACAATCAGTAGAAGGTTCAGGATTTGCAGTGGCATTAAGAGTAAACGATGGAGGTTCAACTGATCCTTATTCATTAAAAGGATTTCAATTGGAATATCAATTAGGAGCTAGACGTTAATGGGAGCAACGTATATAAGACAAGCGTCATATACTGACGGGGATGTAATACAAGCATCGGATACTAATAGTGAGTTTGATCAATTACTTGCGGCTTTTGCTGCTAGTTCAGGTCATACTCACGATGGCACTACTGCTGAAGGTGGCCCTATTACAAAAATGCTTGGTACATCTCTTACATTAGGTGATGGTACTGCAGGTACAGATATAACTGTAACATTTAATGGTGAATCAAGTGACGGTGTATTAAAATGGATGGAAGACGAAGACCATTTTAAATTTGAAGATGACATTGTTGTTGATAGCACAAAGAAATTATACTTCTTTGATGAGGGTGATGAATACATTCATGCTTCTGCAAATGGACAGTTAGATATAGTAGCAGGTACAGAAGTACAGATAGCAGCCACTACCATTGATATGAATGGTAATGCTGACATATCAGGTAACTTAGGCATAGGTGGTAACTTAACTGTTACAGGTACGACCACATTCAATGGTGGTACACTTACTCTTGGTGATGCTGATACAGATAATATTGTATTTGGTGGTGAAGTTGATTCTAATATTATTCCTGATGATGACGGTACTTATGATTTAGGTAGCTCTACAAAAGAGTGGAAAGATATATACATTGATGGTGTTGCATACTTAGATGCAATAAACTTTGATGGCACAGCAATCACTTCTACTGCAGCAGAAATAAACATAATTGATGGTGATGCAACTGTAGGCACAACAGCGATTGCAGATGGTGATGGTCTAATTATTAATGATGCAGGTACTATGAGAGTATCTACTGTTCAGACTTTAGCAGCTTACCTTGATGACGAAATAACTGCAATGCCTAACCTTGTAACTACAGCAGCTACAACAGTAGGTGCATTGAACAGTGGTTCTATTACAAGTGGCTTTGGCACTATTGATACAGGTTCATCTACAATAACAACCACAGGTTTAATTACAGGTGGTTCTTTAGATATAGATGATGTTGTTATAAATGGAACAACTATAGGGCATACAGATGATACAGACCTTATAACTGTAGCAAGTGGTATTGTAACTGTAGCAGGGGAAATATCTGTAACTACATTAGATATAGGTGGTACTAATGTAACATCTACAGCTACAGAGCTTAATTTACTTGATGGTGTATCAGGGTTAGTACAAGCTGACTTTACAAAACTAGCTGCAGTAGACGCAACAGCTACAGAACTAAATATTATGGACGGTGGTACTTCAGCATCATCAACTACACTTGCGGATGCAGATAGAGTTGTTGTTAATGATGCAGGAACAATGAAGCAAGTTGCATTAACTGACTTTGAAACTTATTTTGAATCTGCATTAGATACTCTATCAAACGTAACAACAGTAGGTGCGTTAAACTCTGGTAGTATTACAAGTGGTTTTGGTGCAATAGATAATGGCTCATCAGCCATAACAACTACAGGTACAGTTACATACGGTAATTTATCAGATGGTAGTATAACTATTACAGCGTTTGTTGATGAAGATAATATGGCATCTAACAGTGCTACTCTTGTACCTACACAACAATCTGTAAAAGCATATGTAGATTCACAAGTAACTGCACAGGATTTAGACTTTCAGGGTGATTCAGGTGGAGCATTAAACATTGATTTAGACAGCGAAACCTTAGACATTGCAGGTGGTACAGGTATTGATACTTCAGGTTCAGGTAACACACTTACAGTTGCTATTGATAGCACAGTTACTACACTTACAGGAACACAGACACTAACTAATAAGACTTTGACTACACCAACAATAACTACACCTGTAGTAAACACAGGATTGCAGTTAAAGAATGGTTCAACTTCAGCAGGATTTATAGAGTTCTTTGAAGATAGTGATAATGGTACAAATAAAGTGACAGTTATAGGACCTGCTTCTACAGCAGACGTTACGTTAACATTACCAAATGCAACAGGTACTATAGCTACAGGTGCAGATGCAACTGCTTTAGCTATTGCTCTTGGTTGATTTAAAATAAGGAAAAAGAAATGGCAAATACATTTAGATTAATAAACAATGCAGTGATGCCTAGTAGTGCAGGTACAGGTGATGCATTGTATACAGTAGGTTCAAGTAAAACTTCTGTTGTATTAGGATTAACATTATCTAATGTGCATACAGCACAAGTTACTACTACTGTTACAATTATAGATAGCAGTGCTTCTATTACATCAACCTTAATAAAAGATGCACCCATACCTGTAGGTGGCTCTTTAGAAATTATGGCAGGAAATAAAATAGTGCTAGAAACAACAGACGTAATAAAAGTAGATTGTTCAATAGCTGATAAAGTTAGTGCTACTATGAGTGTAATGGAGATTGATGTATAATGCCATATATAGGACAAAAACCTGCCGATATAATTGCAACTGCCGTTGACACAACTACAGGTACGTTTAGTGGTGTCGTAGATGCAGATGCAGGTATAACTGTAGACAACATAACCATTGATGGTACAGAGATTGATTTATCAAGTGGTGACTTAACTGTAGATGTTGCAGGAGATATTACTCTTGATGCAGGTGGTGGAAATATAATTTTACAAGAGGATGGAGTTTCTTTTGGTGAGTTGACTGACAATTCTGGTGGAGA